ACACAAGCAGCATAACCGAAGGAGACTTTAAAGCAATGCAGCTTCAACAAACAACGAATACGGTGAAGCCTATGACTAATTTAAATAACTCTATATCTTCAGCGATAGCTGATAGAAAGATAGCACACAATACCTGTAAGAAGTATAATGTTACAGTAGAATTAGATAACTCTAATAAGATTATCAAACATCATTACCCTTACTACGATAAGAATAACAACCACATATCTACCAAGGTAAGAGTATGTGATACCAAGGTTATGTTCTCTCAACCAGAGGGAACCCTTAACAAAGCTGTTCTCTTTGGACAGACCTTGTTCTCTGGCGGTGGTAAGTACATCACCGTCTGCGAAGGAGAGCTAGATGCTATGTCTGCTTACGAAATGCTAGGTTCTAAATGGCCTGTCGTTTCCGTTAACTCTGGCGCTCAATCAGCATACAAGAACTGCAAGGCTAACCTTGAGTACCTCAATACCTTTGATAACATTGTCTTGTGCTTTGATTCCGACGATGCAGGTAAGAAGGCAGCGCAGAAGGTAGCATCTCTGTTTGAACCTAACAAGTGTAAGATCGTCAACCTGTCTACCTTCAAGGATGCTAACGAGTATCTTATGAAGGGCAAGCGTGAAGACTTCTCTATCGCTTGGTGGAATGCAAAGCAGTACACACCAGCAGGTATCCTTAACCTTGCTGATATGGGCGAGGCTCTATACGAGGAAGGACACTACAAGACCTGCCTCTATCCCTTTGCTGGGCTTAACGATAAGCTATACGGAATGCGTACAGGTGAGCTAGTAACATTCACTGCAGGTACAGGCACGGGTAAGTCCAGTGTCATGCGAGAGATGATGCACTACGTCTTGAACAATACGACAGAGAACATAGGTGTTATCTCCTTGGAAGAGAACGTGCGTAATACTATCTTCCATCTCATGTCAGTCGAAGCTAACGCTAGACTGTACATCAGGGAGATCAGGGATGAGTTCTCTCGCGAAGACCTAGTAGCGTGGCAAGATGCTACTGTAGGTACGCGCAGGTTCTATGCCTTCGATCACTTTGGTTCTATGCGTACAGATGAAATCCTTAGTCGCATCAGGTACATGATCAAAGCACTGGATTGTAAGTGGATATTCCTTGACCATCTATCTATCCTAGTATCTGGGTTAGAAGGAGAGGATGAACGAAGGAACATCGACAACCTTATGACTAAGCTTCGCAGCATCACAGAGGAATGTAACGTAGCTCTGTTGCTTGTGTCTCATCTCCGACGCACCAGTGGAGACACTGGACATGAGCAAGGTAAGGAGGTAAGCTTGGCTCATCTCAGGGGTAGCCAGAGCATAGCGCAACTGTCAGATGCAGTGGTAGCTATGGAAAGGGACCAACAATCTGATGACGAGAACATCTCTAACACTACTACGATCCGCGTCTTGAAGAACCGTTACAGCGGAGAGACAGGCGTGGCTTGTCACCTGTTCTTTAACAAGGATACCGGGCGGTTACAGGAAGTCCAGAGTCTAGGTGACAACCCTGACGGTGATGACGGTGAAGGAGATATTGTTCTATGATAAGACAGAAGGCATTGCCTAAATGGGAAGGTAAAGGAAAAGACCCAGCTAAAGTACAGCAACATTACCAAACAAGAATGCACAAACAAAATACTATAGGACATGAAGTCTTCTTTAAAAAACGACTAGCTATCTTGAAAAATAGAAATAAATATAAATACAAAAAAGAATTTAATGTAACATGGCAAGACTTAAAGGAAATCTTTCCTAAAGATAACAGATGTCCTATATTCAAAACTCCTTTTGTTACTGGTAAGGAGAAATACCCAAGAAAATTGTGGCCTAGTGTAGATAGAATTGATAACAACAAAGGGTACACAAAAGGAAATATTATTTGGGTATCTAATGGAGCTAATAGCATGAAAGGAGAATTTACTGCAGATGAGATAATAAAGGTAGGTAAATTTTATAAGGAGCTTGAAAAGAATGTCGAAGTATAGTATACATCCTTCATGGTTAAACCCTGACTACGAGTACCAACATGACGATGGCTTTGACGATAAGGAGTACCAACAATGTACAAACTGCAATGCTGTACTATACTTAGAGGATATTGAAGTTGGCTTTTGTCCTGCGTGTGACTTTGAATTAGTATCTTTATTGGAAGGTAAATGATAGTTGTATTAGATATTGAGACAGATAGTTTAGATGCTACCGTTGTACATTGTATCGTAGCTAAAGACAGACAGACAGGCAAGGTATACTCTTGGAAAGAACAGGAGTGCTACACTGACTTCCCTCTATTCTGTAGTAAAGTAGATAAGTTTATAATGCACAACGGTATATCTTTTGATGCACCAGTTCTTAATAAATTACTAGGTACAAAGATAACTCTATCTCAATTAGAAGATACTCTTATACTATCCCAGCTAACCAACCCATCAAGAGACAAGGGACATTCCTTGAATGCTTGGGGCGAGAGATTAAACTTTGCTAAGATAGAGTTCAATGACTTCTCTTCTGGTATATCGGATGAGATGATAGAGTATTGCAAGCGTGACGTTGACTTGACTGAACGAGTATGGATTACTCTTCAACAAGAAATTAAAAACATAAGTAGAGATTCTATTGAATTAGAATATAAAATCAGAGCTTTAATAGATCAACAGGAAAGGAATGGATTTGCCCTCGACATACAAAAAGCTACAAACCTTATTGCTAGGTTACAAGATAAATCGGATTCTCTTGAACAAACTGTACAAAATACGTTTATACCGATACCTGTTGCGGTCAAAGAAATTACGCCGCGTTATAAGAAAGATGGTTCCCTATCTACAGTTGGGCTTCGTCACATACAAGACTACACCACCGTATCAGGAGTCCACACGGCTATCAACTACCAAACCTTCAACCTCGCCTCGCGTCAACAGATTGTTGAAAGGCTAAAGAGGTGTGGATGGGAACCAGATAAGTTTACAGAGAAGGGACATGCTATTGTAGATGAGAGTGTCCTGAAGAAAGTAGATATCCCTGAAGCACAGATGATTGCAGAGTACCTAACCCTGAAGAAACGCATAGCACAAGTCAAGTCTTGGCTAGAAGCAACTAAAGAGGATGGGAAAGTTCATGGACAAGTACTTACTTTACGCGCTATATCTGGAAGGATGGCGCATCATTCACCAAACATGGCTCAAGTTCCTGCAGTCTACTCTCCTTATGGTCAGGAGTGTAGGGATTGCTGGACAGTTTCCAGTAATTCTAATGTCCTTGTTGGTTGCGATGCTTCTTCTCTTGAACTAAGAGCATTAGCACATTACCTAAGTGACAAGAAGTTTACTGATGAGGTAGTAGATGGTGACATACATACAGCAAACCAAAAGGCTGCTGGATTAGATACACGCGACCAAGCAAAGACATTCATCTACGCATTCATCTACGGTGCTGGTGCAGCTAAGATAGGTCAGGTAGTAGGGGGTGATGCAAGGAAGGGACAGGAGTTAATTGATTCCTTTCTTTCTAACACACCATCCCTAAAGATATTCAGGGAGAGAGTTGATAGGGCTAGTCAGAGAGGCTACCTCGTTGGCTTAGATGGAAGGCATCTGATGATAAGGAACAGGCACGCTGCTGTTAACCTCCTTATTCAAGGGGCAGGTGCAGTTATCTGTAAGCAGTGGTTAATTAATATTAATAAACTATACAAGGAAAGGAAGGTGAAAGCATCTCTTGTTGCCTCAATACATGATGAGTACCAACATGAGGTCTACAATCCACATGCTGAATTGTTTGGAGAACTTACAAAGAAAGCAATGAAACAAACAGAAAAGGATTTAAAAGTACTATGCCCACTAGGAAGCGAGTACAAGATAGGAAAGACTTGGGCGCAGACACACTAATGAAGGAACTGGAAATCACTGAAGACATAGCTGCTAAAGCTGCAAGAATGTCTAAGGGTATGGGAGTACTCAAAGGTTCTTTCACTAGGGGTGCAGGAAATATTTATGGTGCTATGGGCGAACTGATAGTATCTAAATATCTCAATCGTCCTATTGAATCTACTTATAACTATGACATAGTTCTTTCTGATGGCAAGACTGTTGATGTTAAAACCAAAAGAACATCAGTCAAACCAAAGCTAGAATATGATTGTTCTATATCTAACTGGAACACTAAGCAACAGTGTGACTACTACATATTCTGTAGAATTAAAAATGATTTTTCTGTTGGTTGGATACTGGGTTATTATGATAAGAATCAATACCTTGAGGACAGTATCTTTATGGAGAAGGGTACTATAGATAAATCTAATGGTTACATAGTGAAGAGTGACTGTTACAACCTAAAGATATCCTCTCTTAAAAGCATAGATGATCTTATGTTTCAAGATGTTATAAACCAATCAAAAGAAAAATAAAAAATATTCTAAAGAGTCCTTGACTTAGCGTACAGAATAGTGCATAATTCGCAAACTAGAGAAAGGTTGCATGGTGCAGCCTACGAAAAGAAAGGTTACTAACATATGTCTAATAACGTCCACATCGTTTCTGGTAAAGCACATTGGGCAAGCGTACTCGCTCCTAATACTACTTACGAACCAGTGTACTCAATTGATCTTGAGTTAGATGATGACACTAGGAGTACAATAGAGAATCTTGGATTGTCTATTAAGAACAAGGGTGACGGTCGCAATGACTTTGTTACCATCAAGCGTAAGCTCTACAAGAAGAACGGTGACGAGCGTCCTGCTCCTACCGTTAAGGACTCTGCCAATAATAGCTGGAATGATCAGCTTATTGGCAATGGCAGTCAGGTTAACGTAAAGTTTGCTACTTATGATTGGACTTACGCGGGTAAGTCTGGTGTAGGTGCAGACCTCATGGCTGTACAGGTTGTTGATCTTGTCCCTTATGGGAACAGCAACGACTTTGAATCCATTGACGATGGCTATGTAGTCAAGTCTTCGTCTTCTTCCCAACAGCAAGAAGAAGCAGTACCCTTTTAGGTAGAGAGGTGTACACGGGGTTGCCGATAAGATATGGGGCAACAGAACTGTCTGACAGGAGTGGAGAGGGACTGTCGGCTCTAAGGATACTGCAACTTAAAGAAAGGATAGATAGTAATGAAGAACGGACAGAGTAGATTACTGAGTGCATTGCGTAAGCGTATGCGTGTCACAAGGAAGACTGCAATTGAGAATGGATGGGCAGAGAACTTGACTGCTGCAATCTCTAAGCTACGCAAGAAAGGTTATACGATTGAAGCCGTGTCTGCTAAGACACCAGAAGGTAAACCTTATACTCGTTACCGTCTTACAAGTGAACCTATGCCTACTGCATTAGCTGCATAGGTACAGCTATGGCAAAGGCAGCACAACCAGAGAAAACAATAGATACTTTAGTTGAGGATATCTATAGTATCTTTACTGATAGGAAGGCTAAGATATCTGCGGAAGATTTAAAGGAACTAGCGGCAGATATAACTGATTGTGTTGTCTCTGCTATTAGTGAGGAAAGGAAGCCAAGAAGGAACCTAAGACTGTCCATGATAGGGCAACCAGATAGAAAGATATGGTATTCTCTTAATGATAAATATAATAATCCACAAAACAAAGAGGATGATCTGTCTGGTTCAGACTACATAAAGTTCCTTTACGGAGACATCTTAGAATGTCTTCTTGTCTTTCTTTCCAAAACTGCAGGGCATTCTGTAACAGACAGACAGAAGGAGTTGGTTGTTAATAATGTAGTAGGTCATCAGGATGGTAGAGTAGATGATGTCTTGGTAGATTTCAAGAGTGCATCTAGCTTTTCTTTTAAGAAGTTTCAAAGTGGAAAGATTTTTCAAGACGATCCCTTTGGTTACATCTCTCAGCTATCTGCTTATGCTCAAGCTAATGACGTTAAGGAAGCTGGATTTGTAGTCATAGATAAATCAACAGGAGAGATAACATATTGTCCGGTACACCACATGGATATGATCAATGCAGAATCTCGTATTGATGATCTTCGACAAGCTATTAATAATGGCAAGCCTCCTGATCGTTGCTACGACGATGTTCCTGATGGTGCTTCTGGCAACCGTAAGCTGGATACTGGTTGCGTCTACTGTTCTTATAAGTTCGATTGCTGGCATGATGCGAACAATGGTACAGGGTTGAGAGCATTTCAATATGCAAACAATGTAAAGTATTTAACTGAAGTAAACAGGACACCTAATGTCCCAGAACTATAGGTTTAGATCAGGTGCCGAGAAGACTGCAGCAGAATACTTAGACAGTAAGGATGTAGGCTTTGACTTTGAACCACACTATATTCCTTATATGTGGATTGAACACAAGAAGTATCTACCTGATTTTGTTCTTGATGACACGGGTATTATTCTGGAAGTTAAAGGAAGGTTTACCAGAGAAGACAGGAAGAAGCACCTCTTTCTAAGAGAGAGTAATCCTAATGCAGATGTTAGGTTTGTCTTTACTAACTCCAGAAATAAAATATACAAAGGATCGAAGACTTCTTACGCTGATTGGTGTACCAAGAATGATTTTTTGTTTTGTGATTTGAAGGATGGTATTCCAGAAGAATGGTTGTATGGTGAATATCAAAGAGAATAGTAATGAATTTATTATTGAGATGGAACAGTTAATTGAAACAAGAAAGTCTGCACCAGAACAAGTTCTTTTCCTTACTGTAATTCTCCAAGCACTATTAGATGCTACCAAGCCAGAGGAACAACGAGAGTCTTCTGAATCTAGGACAGCAAGAGACAGTGCCAAGGCATGGTTCGCTGCTTCTGTTGGTGTTACTGCAGAAGACTTTGGAACTGTTTGTGATTTGGCTGGAATAGATATTGACTACGCTAAGACTTTCGCTTATAAAGTTATTCAGTCTAAAGAAATAGATTATGTAAGGAAGAGGATCAATACTGTCATATCTTTTAAGTAAAGGAACGAAGATGACTACACCTACCTATAAGTTTGATGAGGAATCTTATCTTGATGAGATGCATCAATACATTCAAGAGACTTACGCACAACACTATGCAAAAGGAAAGCATCAGGCATCAGAAATAATATTTGATAACGGTTATGCAGAAGGATTTCTGATGGGTAACATTCTAAAATATTGGAAGAGGTACGGAAAGAAAGGAGGAAGGAATAGACAAGACATACTAAAGATGCTACATTACACACTGCTTATGCTATACGCTCACGATCATATAATAGAAGGAGACTAGATTAAATGCCTACATTCCGATCTAACGAAAACCCCATGTTCAGGTCTAAATTTTCAGAAGATATTTTCAAACACAAGTATGCTCACCAAGGTTGTGAAACATGGGCAAGCCTCGCATCAACTTTAGTAGATGATGTATGTGGTGTACAACTAACCAATGACGAACAGGATCAACTCAAAGAATATATTACTGATCTTAAATTTATTCCCGGTGGTCGCTATCTATATTATGCAGGTAGACCCAACAAGTTCTTTAATAATTGCTACTTATTAAAAGCAGAGGAAGATACCAGAGAAGATTGGGCTAACCTTTCTTGGAAAGCAGAGTCATGCCTGATGACAGGCGGTGGTATTGGTGCAGACTATTCTGTGTACAGAGAAGAGGGAAGAGTTCTTTCTGGTACTGGTGGTCTTGCTTCTGGTCCTATCCCTAAGATGCAGATGTTGAACGAAATTGGCCGAAGGGTTATGCAAGGGGGTAGCCGAAGGTCAGCTATCTATGCCAGCTTAAACTGGAAACATCCAGACATACCCACATTTCTGTCCAGTAAGAACTGGTATGATATGAAGGTAGGAAACACAGAGTACAGTCTAGGTCAAATAAAAGAACAGGACTTTAATTTTCCTGCACCTCTTGACATGACCAATGTAAGTGTTAACTACGATACTGAATGGTTACTTAACTACTGGAATACAGGAGATGTAGGAGATGTCTTTAGGACTAATGTACGGCAAGCTTTATCGACCGCAGAACCGGGGTTCAGCTTCAACTTCTTTGACAAGGAAAATGAAACACTACGCAACGCTTGTACCGAAGTTTGCAGCGATACAGATTCGGATGTATGCAATCTTGGCAGCATTAACTTGGGTAGGATTGACGATCTTAGTGAGTTTAAAGATATCGTCAGCTTGGCTACAAAGTTTCTTATCTGTGGTACTTTAAAAGCAAAGCTACCTTATGAGAAAGTCTACTCTGTAAGAGAAAAGAACAGGCGTCTTGGTCTTGGCTTGATGGGTATGCATGAATGGCTAATTAAGAAGGGTGCTAAGTATGAGGTAACAGAAGAACTTCATAAGTGGCTAGGAGTTTACGAAGGAGAAAGTAACAAGGTATCCAAGGAGACTGCTGATACACTGAGTATTAGTAGACCAGTAGCTAACAGAGCTATTGCACCTACAGGAAGCATAGGTATCCTTGCTGGTACATCTACTGGCGTTGAGCCTATTTTCGCTGTTGCTTACAAGCGTAGGTATCTTAAAGGTGGTACACGTTGGCACTATCAGTACGTTGTAGATAGTGCAGCACAGGAACTGATTGATCTTTATGGTGCTGTTCCAGATAAGATTGAGTCTGCACTTGACTTAGCTGAAGACTACAAACGCCGCATGAAGTTTCAGGCAGACGTTCAAGACTATGTAGATATGTCCATCTCTTCTACTATTAATCTACCATCATGGGGTAGCAAGCTTAACAATCCTGATACAGTAGATGACTTTGCTAACACTCTTGCGTCCTATGCTCATAGGCTAAGAGGCTTCACTGTCTATCCTGATTCTTGTAGAGGTGGTCAACCTTTAACCAGTGTACCTTATGAGGAAGCAGTAACTAAATTAGGTGAAGAGTTTGAAGAAAGCCTAGAGACACATGACATATGTGATATCACTGGTCATGGTGGAAGTTGTGGTGTGTAAATAAATGCTTGACATTACTTAATTAGTAGTGTATGATTCAGTCGTTAGTCGGAAGTACGTTAGGCTGTATGATAGGGGGCGGTTGGGGTGCTGCCCTCTATCTTTCTTACGGTGAAAGGAGATAATAAAAATAATGAATAATAATAATGATATCGCCCGTATGCCTACTGTTTATATTGGATTTGATAAAAGAGAAGAACCTTATTATAATGTTTTAAAATATAGTATACAGAAACATGCCTCTGGTCCTGTTAACATTGTTCCTTTGGTTCAAGATAGTGTGAGATTGTCTGGTCTTTACAGAAGAGGTAAGACAATTGATGATGGTAAACAAGTAGATATCTTTGACAGGAAACCATTCTCTACTGAGTTTAGTTTCTCTAGGTTCCTTGTTCCTTTCCTTAACCTACATCAAGGTCATGCTATCTTTATGGACTGTGATATGTTTGTTAGGTCTGATATCTTAGAGGTCTTCAATACTTTCCAGAATACTAAGAGCGTAGTTAGTTGTGTTAAGCATGAGCATTATCCTAAAGATAAAACAAAGATGGATGGTAAAGTACAGCAGGTATATCCAAGAAAGAACTGGTCTAGCTTTATGTTCTGGAACTGTTCTCATCCTTGGCTAAAGACAGAACTAACTATATCAGATGTTAATATTAAATCAGGTACATGGCTACATGGATTTCATTGGTGTGACAGTGAAGATATAGGAAGCATAGACGAAGAATGGAACTGGCTTGATGATCATTCTTCTCCTGATATTGAACCTAAGTGCGTTCACTTTACTACTGGTGGTCCCTTGTTTAGAGCATGGGAACCTAAAAGAAAAATAGATGAACAGTACGCTAAAGAATGGACAGAATTATACGAGGAGATGGCACAATAAAATGATCAGATTTGTAACTTCATTCAGTGCGGCTGGCTATATTAGCTATGCCAAGAATATGCTGGAATCAGTATCTAAGTTTTGGAAAGACGATCTAAAACTTATAGCTTATTATCACGATTGTCCTGATGAATTGGTAGCAGAGTTTCCACAATCAAAGGTAATTGAATATAGAAACCTTAATGATGTAGAAGATATGATCTCTTTTAGAGAGCATATGAAGATACATGATGGTACGGAAGGTGGTAAGGTAGATTATAGCTGGCGTATGGATGCTATTAAATGGTGCCATAAAGTATATGCCATGACTGATCTCTCTCTAGAGATAAGTGAGAAGGAAGCTAAAGGTGGATGGTTGATATGGTTAGATGCTGATACAGAAACTACCAAACCTTTAAGTGAAGAAAGAGTTCTCGCCTTTCTACCAGAGAAAGCAGAGCTTGTGCATCTAGGACGTAAGGATGTAGATTATAGTGAGACTTCTTTCGTAGCCTTTAATCTTGATTATCAGTCACCTCACTATATGTTAGCAGACCTGCGAGGATGCTATGATATTGGCGAGGTTGTGTCATACAGAGAATGGCATGATGGCTTTATCTTTGAGCGGCTTCTAAAGATTTATATTGCTCACGGTATGAAAGTACATAACCTTACACCGGATGTTAAAGGTCTATCTGCTTTTGCTAATTCTCCTGTATCTCAATACATGAAACACTTCAAAGGTAATCTAAAGAGTGAGTTGTCTGACGACACCGTTGCTCCTGACATTGGTCTTCCCCGATATAGACAGTTAGCAGAGCTTGTCCGTGCTTATGCTACTGACTGTATTGTAGAGGTAGGTACATGGAATGGTGGTCGTGCTATTGAAATGTCATTGGCTGCTTTTGAGAAGAGCGATAAGGTAAGATATATAGGCTTCGATTTGTTTGAGGAAGCTACAGAAGAACTAGATTTAGTAGAACTAAATTCAAAGGCACACAACAAAGCCAAGGCAGTACGAAAACGATTGGCTGATTTCAAAAGAAAGATGAAGGAAGAAGGTAAGACATTTACCTTTAACCTATTCAGAGGAGACTCTAAAGTAACTCTAAAGAAAGCACAGAAGAAACTAAAGAAGGCTTCGTTTGCTTTCATTGATGGTGGACACAGTGAAGAAACTGTACGTTCAGATTACGAGAAC